CCTATAACATCTGCAACATATCCAAATCCATTCACAAATACTTCAATTACACTTCCAAATAAACCAACTATTCCCCCAACAACTGCTAATATAAAACTAAAAATTGGTTTTAATATACCAAACACAATACTTAATGCTTTACCTATTAATTGAAAAGCAGGAACTAACACTTTACCTAATATAGAAGCTATATCTGCAAATATCGGCATAATAAATTCAGCAATAGGTCTAAATGCATCACCAATAGCTGTTCCAATTGCTCCAGTCTCATTTTTGAACCTCTCCATTACTGAAGCCATTTCTTGTTGAGATTTCATTCTAGCTGTTTGGTTTTTTAAATCAGCTGCATTTATCTGTGAAATATCTTTACCAGCATCTGCTAAAGCAAGAGCAGATGCTAATTGTTCTTTACCTAATTTGCCAAATCTTTCTCTAATTCTTTGTTGATTTACTAAAGAATCAAATTCCATACCAGTTGCATCTGCAAGAGCCTGTTGTTCATAAACATTTAATTTAGTTAAATCACCTATTCCAGCAACTTGGTCAAGTATTGCTTGTTGTGAACCAAGTATATCTCCATTTGCAGCTAAGTACCTTGCCTGTCCTAAATTAAGATTTACACCTAAAATAGCACTTGCTTCAAGTTCTTTTGATATAGAATTTTGGAAATCTAATAAGTTATCTGCCGCCTTTCCAGCCTCAGCTATTGATGTTCCTAACTTAGCTGCTGCTACTGCCGCTTTAGCTAATTCTTGTGGAGAACCTTGGAAGTATTTGTAAGCATATTCCGATGAATCTGCCATATCCTTAATTACTTTCTGAGGAGCAACTCCAGCCATTTTTGCCATTTCGGCAGTTTGGCCAATTAAGTATTGTGATTGTTCGGCTGATAAACCTCCAATATTTTGGAATACCTTGTTAAGTTTAGAAGCTTCAGCAGTTCCAATACCAAAGTTTTTGTTCAACATTACCATTGAACCTAAAACATTTCTAGCTGGTTTTTCTATACCACCAAATTCGTTTGTGAAATCTGCAGCTGCTTTTGCAACATCTTCAGCACTTACACCAAGATTTGCAAACTCAACTCTTGTAGATGCTATATTTCTATTTAATGTACCTGTCTGAGATACTAATAGACCTGTACTTTCTCTAAATGATTTTCCAGCTGCATCAAGAGCTTTAAACGATTTTAAACCAATAGCAAATCCAGTTGCGAGTATTAATACAGCTGCTCCAATTGGCCCAAGAGCTGCAAGTAAACCTTTACCCATTGCCGCGGCCGCTTTTGTACCTCCCTTAATACCTGCAGCAAATGATTTAAAGAAACTTGCACCACCCGCTCTTGCTTCTAAAAATGATTTACTAAAATTAAGTTTAAATTCTTCTCCAATTTTTTTTGCTGCTTCTTTACCTTTTTGTTTTAGAGGCTCAAACTGATTTTTTAAAAATCCACCAATAAGTGGTATTTGTTCTAATATATCACCAACCTTATCAAGTTGTTCACCATATTTAGAAACAACATCATCAACTGTTTTATTAACAGCTTCTTGAATTTCTATCTCCCTTAGTTTACTTCTTAAAATTTGTTCTTGTGTAGTTAATTGTGCTAATAATTGACCTTTTTCTTTTTCATTTACACCTAAATTAGTTTTTGATAATAAAGATTTCTGATTAATTATATCAGCAATATTGTCTTGAAGAGATTCAACTTGTACTAAGTTTTTAATTTTTTCATTTTCACTTTTGAGTTGGTCATCAATAATTTTTAATTCTTTTTCTGCTGCCTTTTTTTGAGCACCCTTCATATTACCAATATTTTGAGTAATAGTTGCTTTTGTTCCTAATAAATCTGCAATTCTCTTTTCTGCATTTGCTTCTTCTTTAAAATCACCAAGAACTTTTTTATTTAAAGAAATAAATTCTTGTATTTTTTTATTTCTTTTATCTGACTTATCAATTGTTTTTTCAATGGCAGATTGCATATCTGCTAAAAGAGATTTTGTCTCTTTTAACTGAGAATTATATTCTTTTTGTTGTTTAGGTGTAGCCATTGAAATTTACCTTATTATATTAATAATCAAATCCTAATGATTTTCTTACATTTGGTGGTATAGCATCTTTTACTTTAGATTTATCATTACCTAAATATTTTTCAATATCTTTTCTTGATTTTTCTAATTCTCTATCAGCTTTAGAAACTATATTTTTAATATCTTTATTATTTTTAACTTTTCTTTTAACATATCTTGCAAATAAATTTGCAAATACACTTCCTTCGTTTAACCACTTATCGTGTGTTTCTTTGAAAAGTTTTGCTTCTTCTTTTGTTAATTTCATAGTATCTCCTTTGTGGGTATATTAATACTACTATAAATATAGAGTAAAAAAAAAGTGAGGAATTATTTCCTCACTCTTATATTTGGCCCTTTTGGAGAAGAACCTTTCATGTTTTTTTGAGATTTTTTCATCTCTTCTTGTTCTTTCTTTTTAGCATCAAGTAATTGTTTGTAATAGAACCTTCTGATATGAATAGGTAGTTTATAAACTCCTGCCTGAGTAAATCCATTTCCGTAATAACATAATTCAAAAATTTGTTTATGTAATAAAACAGAGTAGTTACTCGGAAGGCCAAAAAAACCCCACGCCCATTGGTATGGGCTTCACCTCCGTGTCTCCAGTATTAGGATTCTCATATTCAAATTCCATTTTAACATCAGGTTGGAGTTCCCTAATTAAGTCTCTGAATTTTCTTGTATCTCTTGTTAAGAATTGATTATTTACAAATTTAGTAATAGAAGATGTATTTGTATCACCATCTACTGAAAGAATCATATATCTATATCTTGTAGTTAATTCTGAGGTGGTTCCACCTTTATTTAATCTACTCATAGCCTTAACATCAGTATCTATTTTTTTCTCATCACCATGAGTTAATAATCTAAATTCAATTTCTTTACCTGTGGTGGTTTGAAATTTATATTTATTTTCACGATTAATTTTTGAATAATCAATTTCTTTTGTTTGAATTTTTGATAAATCAATTGTTATTTGTTCCTTTTCTCCTAATTCATTTTCAATTTCAATTGGATATTCAGAACCATAACCTAAAATACGAGCCGCTAACATTATAGCATTTTTATCCCCTATAAGAATGTCATCTACATTCACATCCTTATCTACTATAATCGACTCAAATAACTTATCAAGAACCACCCCCTTTCGTATCAGATTCTGCGATGCAAGAATTTCTTCTTCTTTCGCAGTCATGTATTTTATTTCTACTGTTCCTTTAGATAGGGGATTATCTTCTGAATAACAGTTACCTTGTGATGGGAGTGTTATCACTTCGGTAGGAAAATCGTAATTTGCCATAAACTTTAATTTTAATTGTTTTATATAAATATATACTTTTTAAAAAGTTGGAATATATGCATAAAAAAAGTTCTCACTAAGAGAACTTTTTCTTTATAAAAATATGTGGGAGTAGTATTAAAATTCTAAAACTGCGTAATCATAAGAAAGTGTTAGAGTGATTTCTGCTGGGTCTGTAGCATTCGCCCAATCTAAATCATTAAACACTGCATTGTTGATAAATGCACCTTTAAGAGTCCATTGTTCAATTTTATCTCCAACAGGCCCTAACATATAACATTGAATGTCTTTTTTATAGAAATCTGCATATCCATCTCTACCAGTTAGAGATTCATGAGATAATCTAACCCATTCCATTACTGCCTGAGCACCACTTGGAACAATTGGGTCATATAGAGTAATCTCTACATCTTGCCATTCACCTTTTCCTTTAAGTTTTCTTTTAACATTAATGTGGTCAAGGGTTACAGTTTCAAACTGAATTGAAGGTCTGTTTGCTGTTTTTATAAGATATGAAGGGATACCATCGATTTCCATGATGAATCTATTCTTCATCTTCGGTTCGAAGTTGGTATAAAACATATCGTTAAATTCTAATACTTCTGCCATTTTGTTTTCTCCTATTATATTCTACTATAAATATAGTTCTTTTTTATTTTTATTTAATTTATGCCGAGAATGAAGCTCCTGTTGGGAGTATGTTGAAATCTAACACGATGAATTCAGCAGTTTTTGTTGGTTGTAAGTAAATCTGTCCAGCCAATATATTTCTGTCGATTACATCAGGAGTGTTGTTTGATTCATCCATCACTACTCTAAATGCATATAAACCTTGTCTTTGTTGTATTCCTTCTAAGTAAGGATTCACAGTATTCAAGAATCTACCTCTTGTTTGAGAAGTATTTTGTTCGAATACTAAGTATCTTGAAGTAGAAGCAATATACTTCTTAACTTTAATCATTAATCTTCTTACATTGATTCTATCAAGTGCAGATGCCTTATCTTGTAAAGTTTTCTGTCCAAATGCAACGATACCTTCACCAGGGAACGAAGCGATTGGGTTAATCTTACCTTCATATAGTGTATCTCTTTCTGAGTGTGTTAATCTGTTTAATACAGATACCGCACCTACGATACCACCTCTATTTAAACCAGCTGGTGCAAACCACTCAGCGGCAACAGCATCATTTGCTGCATATATTCCTGGCATCAATACTGATGGTGGAATAGTTGTAAGTTTATTAGTTCTACTATCTATTGTTTTAACCCATGGGTAGTATGTACCTACATAGTTAGAATCAACTGCAGAACCTTGTGAAATTGCATCTGCAATAGTATCTTCACCACTTGTTACATCACCAATGAAGAATGCATCTTCTCTAGCTTCTACCATATCAACAACTTTATCAAATACATAAGAATGTAATCTTCTTACAATACCTGGTGTTGATACTAAGTTGATATCAAAATCATCTGGGTTAGATACTGCGTTGATTGCTTTTACATAAGCAACTGAACCACTTGATACTGAAGTTGATAAATCAAATCCTTGTGAGTTTCCACCACCAAAATCAGTATCACCATATTTTGCTGATTTTACTGTTGGAGATATACCATCAAATCCACCTTGGAAACCAACTAAGAATTGTCTCTTATTAATAGTTGTTGCGGTATCAGATGTTGAAATTGAATATCCAAAGTTTTTAGTTGAAACAACTCCACCTACGATTGCAGTAAATGCTGCATCGAATGAGAATGCTGTGTTTGAACCTACACCTACTCCAGTTGGTAGTGGTGATAAGTAATTAGCATTATCAATCTTAACAAGAGATGTTTCTAAATCAATACCACTATAATTTGAACTAATTGATGAGTTATTATTTTCTGAACCAGTTGAGAAAATTACTGCTGGAACTTCTGTTTCAGTAGCAAGTTTAATTGGATTAGAATAAGCTCCATGAGCAAATGGTGCTGCAATGATTGGGAATGAACCTTCTGTTGAACATTCAACTCTAATAAATTTAGAATTGTTTTGGTAATCACCATTTTCTGTTTGTTTACCATTTGAATCTATTGTTACATTTCTATCACCAATTCTCTTTTTGATATAGTTTGGTGAAGCTGGGTCTAAGTTTAGGTTGTTCCATGTTTCTAAGATTACTGGTCTCTTGTTTGTATCAGAGTATCCTCTAACAACAATTGAGAATGTAGAGTAATCAGTAGCATTTGAAGAACCTGCTGCTTTTACATTAAATACACCTATCTTATATTCTTTGTTGTAGTTTGTACCATCACCTAAAGAATGGAACTTAAATAAGTTATGTCTTTCACCTGAAATCAACTGTGATTGTATCCAAGGAGTTGATGCGTGTTGAATATCTTGTGTGAAATCTTGGTCAGGTAAAGATTCTAAAATTACAGAACCACCTGCGGTTAATACCGAACCTTGGTCTGTTGCTGCTTTTTCAAAGTACTTGTAAGAATATGCTTTCTTAGAACCTCTTGCAGATTCTCCGAATACATCCGATAAATCATTACCAGCACTTGGTAATACAGATGCTGATATAGCACTATCTTCAATTCCTGAAAGTGAGAATGCAGATGCTGATGGTTGAGTATCTATTGCAATACTTGCTGATACAAACCCAACTGATTCATCTCCATTATGTGTTACGAAAAGAGAACCTACCATTTTGATAGCTCCTGAACCACTTGCCTGTACTTTAACTGCGACTGGGTCTACATGAGTGTAACCACCAATATGTCCTGTACGAACAATAGTTACGGTTCCTGCTTCTCTTAAATAATTTTGTACGGTATATCCTGTATAGTAAGTTCCATCAGGTGTACCGAATATTTCTTCAAATTCTGATTGTGTATTGACAACGGTTGGTACGAAAGCAGGGCCTTTATGGAAAGGTCCTATAATAGCTGCTCCGATTTCTCCAATCCCTTGTGCTATAAAAGAAAGGTCATTCTCTCTTGTAAATACACCAGGTGATACAATTTTTTCTGCCATTTTATTTTACTCCTTGTTAATTATCTTGTGTAAATGTACACATATAAATATAAAATACTTTTTCTAAAGTATTATTTTTGTTCTTCAGTAACAGTTTCTTCTGCTTTTTCAATTGGTGTGAATGTATTTGTTGAAGGGTCATAGTTTCCATCACCATATTTTTCATTCAAACTTTCAAAAAGTTGTTTTTCTTGTTCTTGAAGATTTTTGTGTTCTTCGTGTAGTCCTTCTTCAACTTTTTCTACTTCTTCAACTCTTCTTCTTTTTTCTATTGAAAGTTGTCCAAGTTGTGTAAAAACATTCGAAACATTTTGTCTAAGTTGATTAATTTTACCAACTTCTTCTTTTGTAAACTTTATTTCTTTTGCCATTTTGATATATTTTAATTAAATGTTTGTATATATAAATATATAACTTTTTCTAAAACGAAAAATTATCTACTAATAGTTAGTGATGTAGTGTAACTACCATTTAACCCATGGTCAATTGCTCTTACTCTCGCATAGAATGTTCCACTTCCTAAAGCAGTTACCACATTATAAGTAGTTCCATTATATTCATCTTCATCTATAATAGGTGAAGAAAAATCTGAATTGTTATCTACTTGTAATCTATAAGCACTTGCTCCACTAACTGCATCCCATGTAATATTATGGTTTTCAGTATCAACTTCTGTATAAGCTAAGTTTGATGGTGTAGCTGGGCCTGATAAATCACTATGTGAATTACCACCTTTGTTGTGAGTTACATATCCATTAATTAAGTAAGTATCTTGAGTTTCAACATCAATAGTTACAATCTCTGCAGTTTCATCAACTGTTTCGATTGAAGTAATATCTGTTTCAACTAACACTCCATCAATTTTTTTAACTAATTTGTCATTTGTAGTTATATGACCTATTTTTTTAAATCTAAATAATCCATCAAATGAATCTTTTACTAACATTGGATGGTCTTGTGTTGCTTTGATTTCTCCATCATTAATATTGTAGTATGCATCTGTAAATGAGAATACAACATTAACAACTTCAACTTCTTCTGCACTTTCACCTTTTTCTTCAGATGACCAAGAATAAAAATCTCCATCCGAATCTTCTCCCAAACCACTAAATGAATATCCTTGTAATTTTAATCCTTCTACTATATCTCCTGCTTCGATAGTTGAGCCATCTTGTAAAGTTACAGGTGTTTCTACTAGAATACAAAGTGAATCAGAGTTACCATCATAACCATCTACCGAATAAACTGTTTTTGTAAGGCCTTCATTATATCTAGTAGCATGGTCATTATATCCATCATTGAAAGTACCTGTTATAGTATGAGAATAATTGCTCATTAAAGAAGTTTGTGAACTAGCACCTTGTGGGTTCATCGTACCAACTGTTATAGTAGCTGTTGCTGTTGGTGAAGCTCCTATTGAAAGGAAACCTGCCGTAGAAGCATTTGAGTTATATGATGGTGAAACTGCCCAAGTAAAGTTTGCATTTCTACCAGATATTGCTGAAAATTTACTTCCTGCTTCTCCAAATGTTATTGAATATGATTCACTTGTACCTTCAACTGCATAAGTATATCCAGATAAATTTATATCTACTGAATCAATTCCATAATCATCTAATGAAACTTCTGTTCCTGCAGAACTATTTAATGTGTTTAATGATACATTAGAATTTTGTGTTTCTCCCAATGCTCCTGCAAGGTTATTTAAACTGAGTGTATCTCCTGAGGTTCTAGCCATGAATTTCTCCTATATATTATAAATAGTAAGTAAATCGTTTACCCACTTATCTTTATTACTGTATTTTTCAATCATATATTCTTTTAATAATGTAAACCATTTATTTTTTTCAGAATATGAGGATTCTTTTATACTACTATAAATATTAGCAAAATCCTTTTTAGATGAAACTCTATATGGATATTCTAAATCAGTACACCAAGTAGAGTGTAAAATAGGTAATTTACCTCTATCTACTGCCTCAAATATACCATATCCAAATGGTTCTGAAGAAAATGCCGAGTGTGATATTCCCCAATCCATATTATAAAATATATCTTTAAATTTAGAATCATAATGATATATTTTTGATTTTGAATAATCATATTTACCAAAACCTTTCCACACAGTTTTAAAATGAAACGAATTTGTAAAAATAAAAGATTTTAATCCATCTAAATAATGTGGGTTTTTTCTACCTTCACATCTTGAAGCAAATCCTATATTACTTGAATCACTTAAAGGTAAATTATATTTAAATTCATAAAAGTTTGGTATATTTCTATTTTCTATTAAAATATCATAAACTCCAACCCATATATTATGTTTTGAATATTTGTTTATTTTTTCTTCCCAACTTGAATCCATATAAGGATGCCAACCAAAATAAGCATCAGTACCAACTTGTGATTTAAGAACATGGTCAACTGAGTTATGTAAAACATTTGAATGAATTTTATCTAAATTTTCATCAATAACTTTCATTGGAGTATAATGTCCATGTAATATATTGATTCTTCTTGCTCCTTTACATAATTCTTCAAATTTTTCTATATCATCTCCATGCCAATAAGCCTCAATTGGAAATTCATAATCCTCATGGCCTTCTGGTTTGTTTCTATGTAAAAGAAGAATTGGTTTTACATCTAATTTAGGTGCAACTAATTCCATCCATAGATTTACCCATGTATCAGTACCAGCGTTTACCCAAGGGCCACCACCAGTTGTATAATAAACATCATACATATTTTATTTTTTTACGATTATTATTCCTGCAAATGTACTTGAGAATACAACAGTAACTCTATTTACTGAATTTGTAGTAATTGAAGTTGGTACTTCTTGTTGAGATGTACCAGTATTCCAAGCTTGTACTATTGGATATTGTTCACCTAAGTTGTGGTCTACTGCATATGAAGAAGCTCCACTTACAGTTTCTTTATGTGTTGTTAAATCTGTAATTTGTGCAGAACCACTAATTACATTTTCAGCAGTTAATTTTGTTTTAACTCTTGCATCTGTATAATATTGATTTGCACCTTCAGATACATTTGAAGTTGTTAAGTTTGAGATATCTGTACTTGCATCTACTTGATTTCTTGTTATTGTCTGACCTGATATTGTTATATAATCATATGAACCGCCAAGTGTTACATCTGTTGAGTTATCAGTACCAGAAGCATCAACTCCAATAGCACTTCTTACTTCAGCGGCAGTTATACCAGAAACTAAAGTTGGTGTACCTGAGTTATCTGTAATTGCTGGTGCAACATAATTTGTTGTTGAGGTTACATCAATTTGAGATGAACCAGAAACTGTACCAGCTGGTAAAGATTCTACAACACCACTTGAGAAGTGTGCAGAACCAGTATTAAGTGTTAAACTTCTACTTACATTAATTGTTCCACCACCAGATAAACCTTTACCACTACCAACTGTGATTGTTGAGTGGTCAATATGTTCGTTTGCTACAAAGTTTGTAGTTGCATCATGGTCTATTTGAGATGAACCACTAATTACACCCTCTGTATTTAATTTTGTTTTTACTCGTGTATCTGTATAGTAAAGATTTGAAAATTCTGCTACATCTGCAGTACTTGTTGGTAAGTTAAAGTAAGTTGAACCATCATTTGAGAACTGCCATCTATCTGTACTTTCCTTGAATTGGAATCTAACATTTGTAGAAGTACCTCTTTCAATTTCAATACCTGCATCTTGTGAAGGAGTTCCACTTTCATCAGAATTAAGAACTATTATGTTATCACCAATATTAACAGTATTTGAATTTACAGATGTTGTTGTCCCATTTACAGTTAAGTTACCAGTAACAATTACATTATCATCAAATGTTTGGTCACCAGAGTGTGATGAACCACTTAATACATTTTCTGTATTTAATTTTGATTTAACATTTGTATCGAAGTTTGTGATTGAATCTGCATTAACTTGTGATGAACCACTAATTACTCCATCACCATTAGGTCTTAATACAGAACCACTAACTACCCCATCTCCTGTTGTTCTTAATACTGTATTATCTACTGCAACTGCATCTGCTGATACCGAAATACCATCACCTGCTCCTACTGCTATCGTTCTTGTTAAAGCTATTGTACCACCACCAGTTAAACCATTTCCTGCAGTTATTGAAACTAAAGTGTGGTTGAGATGTTCCTGTGAGTTATATCCATCTACTGAAGATAATGTAATTTGTGATGAACCAGAGATTACACCTTCTGTATTTAATTTTGTTTTTACTTTTGTATCTGAATATTGATTTATTGATGAATAATTTGTTGTTTGAGTTACATCAATTTGAGATGAACCACTTACCAATCCACTTGGCACATTTGTAAAATTATTATAATTTAGATAATATGATGCTAATTGACCATTTAATCTATTTGAATCATCTGCAGAACCACTTACAATATGTCCACCTTTTGCAACTACAACGAATCCACTTTGAGCAGATGATAAAACTACTCTTACATTATCTGTATCTGTTAAACTTACTGTTTGAGGAATGATTTGATTATCATTACTATCGTAAACTGATACGATTACATTTTTTGAAGAAAAGTTGTGTGCAACATCTATTGTAGATTCACTTTCAAATGAAGAAGTTACTGTTACTTGTTCTGATACTGTTGCTTGTATATTTGTTAAGGCCGAACCATCACCTTTAAAATAGGATGCAGTTATTGCTCCATTTATATTGATTGAACCTGTTATGGCTCTTCCTGCATTTGTTGTGAGAATTTCTTGTATGGTAGCACTTCCATCGTTCTTTTCGAAGAAGATTCTACCATCATAGGTGTTCATTGCCAACTCACCTAATTCTATATTAGATATTGTTGGAACTTTACCCGATACCGAGGTTCTTTTTAATTTTACTATCTGTGCCATATATATGACTTGCCTTTACTATATAGTTATTTACCCCTAAAGAATACGAATCTTTATATAAAGATATATATGTATTTTTTAGTTATTTAAAAAAATTTGAATCTACAAGTAAAGTTCTTATTTAAGATAGTTTACTTTTCAATTCATCAATTTGTTTTTGTTGGTCTTTGATAGCCTCGATAAGTAATCCGGTAAGTTTTGCGTAATCTACACCTTTAAATCCATTATCTCTATCGTGTACCAACTGTGGTAGAACTTTTTCAACATCTTGTGCAATCACACCAACATTTGGTGTTGATTTTTGAGTTTCACTCGCATCATCGTTCCAATTCCAAGTTACACCTTTTAGAGATTGAACCTTTTCGATTGGATTTGAAATAAGTTCTATATTATCTTTTAATCTTTCATCTGAAGAAGCATATGCTACAACATCACCACCAACATTTAA